ATGTAACTGAAATGAATCAACAAACGGGTGAACAAAAACAACGACCAATATTACCTCACGAAACAGTTTGGGTTAAATATGAAAATTTATTTACGAACAATTACCAAACACTTAATGGTGATTATTTAACATATTTAAAGAAATACGTGAATGAACCTTTTGAGGATGAAATAAACCACGCATATCGACGAGTTTGGACTTTACCTGTTAATACATACGCTATTAACTATTCTAAATTCGACATATCATTAGCACCAATTATGGACCACATTTTTAATCGTATGAAATCTCAGTTAAAAGTGATTGAAGCAGGGTTTTATAAGAAAGCGTTGATAGCATCAAATGTTGGTCCGTATACTTTGGACTTGAAACATTCATTAGATAATGGTAAATTTGTTGATGGGAACTCATTATTGGTAAATAAAACAAATAACCATAGTGATTGGTCTAAATACATCAAAAAATTAGTTGATAATCCTAATATGATTGTTGATATGGGTGAGAGACTTTATGAAACGGTTAAAGACACTTACGACTTAAATGTTGTTACCAAAACAAGAGCAGAATTTTACAAATCTTTAATTAAATAAAAATGATAAAAATACCATTAACTAAGATATTGTTCTTAGACATTGAAACTGTTGGAATTGAAAAAGATTACAATGATTGTCTTGAAAAAAGACCTGAGATTGCACATCAATTTATGAAGTATTACGATTGGTTTCAGAAACGATTTCCTGAAGACCATACTGAAGTTCCAAAAAATATTGAAGAAAGAAACAAAAGGGTTAATGAAGTTTTTAGTAAAAGAACCGCATTAGTTCCTGAATTTGCTAAAATTGTTTGTGTTAATGTACAGTTCGTGATGGATAATGGGGATGTAAAATCACAATCATTCTCAGGTGACGATGAAAAAGTGTTATTACGTGAATGTAAAAAAGTGTTGGATAAATGTTATAGATTAGATTTTCATATTTGTGGTCATAACTTAAAGAATTTTGACATTCCGATGCTGGCAAAACGAATGATAATCAACGGAATTGCTCCGTCGTCAATGTTACCATCATATGATACAAAACCTTGGGAAGTTAAGGCTATTGACACTAAAGATGTGTGGCAATATGGGGCGTATAGTTCTATTGGGTCATTAGACTTACTATGTGCATCATTAGGTGTTCCTTCACCAAAAGAAGGTGAGATTACCGGAGATAAAGTTCATACTGCTTATTGGAATGATGGTAAATTAAAAGAGATAACAGAATATTGTGAACGTGATGTTAGAGTATTAATTGATATAATAATTAAATTAAAAGAATTAGAACAATGATAAATAGTGATTTTGAAACCTTCAAGGAGGAAACTGATAACATTAAAAAAATGTTTTTAGATATGGATATCAACGATGACGATGTTGATTATAACGAAATATTAGACCAATTAGGTGTTGATGTTAAAGAACTTGAAAAAGAATTTGACAATTACACCCCTAAGTTGGATTTAGGATTTACTAAATTACATCCCGATGCGGTTGAACCAATTTACAATTACGAAAGTGATTCAGGATTTGATTTACATTCAACTGAGGAAATTATTGTCCCGCCATTTGGTAGAGTTTTAGTACCAACAGGTATTTCATTAGATATTAATGACGGTTTTGAAGTTCAAGTAAGGTCTAAAAGCGGATTGGCCCTTAAACAAGGGTTAATGTGTTTGAACTCACCAGGGACTGTGGACAATGGTTATACGGGTGAAGTGAAGGCAATCATTTTTAATACGAATAACGAACCTTTTACCATAACAAAAGGTATGAAGGTGGCTCAGGCGGTGTTATGTCCTGTAGTTAACGGAAAATGGGTTAATTTGGTTCAAAAAGAAACAATAAACGAAAAAGAAAGAGGTGAGAACGGATTTGGTTCGACCGGAATATAATAATGTTTTTAAATTAATTATATGTCAAACGGAATTTATAAAATAACAGAAGACTTTGAAAAAGAGTTGGGCGATTATACAGGAGCCCCTTATGTGGTTACTGTGGACAACCAAAGTAATGCCTTATTTTTGTCATTAATGTATGAAAAAGTAAAAGGTGTAGAAATTGAAATACCAAACAGAACTTACCCGTCAGTTCCTTGTGAAATTATTCACGCAGGTGGTAAAGTTAAATTTAGACAGGTAGAGGGTAAAACGATTAAAGGTTCTTATCAATTGTCACCAACTAAAGTTTGGGATTCGGCATTATCATTTACACATAATATGTATAAACCAAACACACATATGTGTATTTCATTTACAGGTCCTTATAAACATTTTAAATTATCTAAAGGTGGTGCGATATTAACTGATGATTATGATGCGTATCTTTGGTTTAAAAGAGCAAGATATAGTGGTAGACGTGAATGTTCTTATCACGATGACCATTTTGATATGATTGGATGGAATTTTTATATGATGCCTGAATTGGCGGCTAGAGGGGTTTTATTAATGAAACAATTTTATAATATTGATGGTACTCCAAAACACAATGAAGATTTAGAATTACCATATCCTGATTTGTCTAAATTTAAAATATATTCCGAAAATGAATGATTATTTTTTAGTTAAGAATCTCTTCAATTACGAAAAAGTAGTAGCGCCACCTAAAAATTTACCAACACATTTAAAAACCGTTTATGTTACCGACACTCTTGAAAATGTGACGTTAGCGAAAGAATTGGGGTGGAATTACATTAAAAGGGTAACACAATACGAACATATTGTTGACCCAATTGAACGTCGTAGGTTAATTGCTTTTATTAATTCATACCCATTAAAAACAGTACCTGAATTAGAAAATCCTCGATATGTTTTTATTTGTGATAGTAACATTGATAGTTTATGGTTAAACTATGAAAAGTTTGTTAATTCTTGTGAAGACAAATACGCTCTTTTTGTAACATCAGGATTTTTTCAAGGTGATAGAGATAACCTTGAAATTGAATGTCAACATTCTTGTGGAACACCAAGATGGTCATATAATCATAAAGAAATCCGAGAATCAACAGACAGATATAAATTAATTTTAGAGGATAATAAAATTAATTACAATGAATTAAGTATTGTTTCCGCAAAATATATTGGGTGGAATGTACAACATCCAATGTTTGAAAAACTATCAGATATTTTATTTGACGAATATAATCAAAATATACAAGGTAATATTATATTAACTTATATGAGTGGATTATACTCAGAATTTATTTATAATTATTACGATAATGACTACAGTGGTGGTAAAGTAAATAAACATAATTTCCAATCATAAATGAAAAAAGCATTAATTGGTGCCGGTGGTTTTGCAAGAGAAATTATGGCACATATGGGTACTGAGTTACCTTGTTTTGTTGATGACAAATATTATAACAACGAACCAAATATTTTTAAACTATCCGATTTTAATCCTTTAGTGTTTGAGGTTTTAGTAGCTATCGGGGACCCAAAATTACGATTTGATATAATCCAAAGACTTCCAAAAGACACGAAATATTTTACATTCATACATCCTTCGGTATTAATATTAGATAATAATATAGAAATATCTGAAGGAACTATTGTTTGTGCGGGTACAATATTGACAACAAATATTAAAATAGGTAAACACTCTCATTTGAATCTAATGACAACGGTTGGTCACGATACAATAATCGGAGACTATTTTACAACGGCACCTGGAGCTAAAATATCGGGTAATTGTATTATTAAAGATAGGGTTTATATCGGTACTAACGCATCAATTAAAGAAAAAATAACAATAACTGACGATGTTGTAATTGGGTTAAATTCGGGGGTGGTTAAGAGTATTGATAAAAGTGGGGTTTATGTAGGAACACCAACAAAACAAATTAAATAGGATGGAGTTTTCAATAGTAATGAGTACATATGAACGAAAAGATGGTAGTACTCTTGTTTGTTTAAAAAGAGCGTTAGATTCAGTTTTTAACCAAACATATCAGAATTTTAAAATATTTTTAATCGGTGATAAATATGAAACCGAACAAGATATTTTGGATTTAATTAGTAATTACGATAATACTAAAATTAGTTTTAAGAATTTAAGTTACGCCAAAGAACGTGATAACTACCAAGATAATAAACAGGCTTTATGGTCATATGGTGGGGTTAATGCGGTTAATATTGGAATTAAAGAGTCTTTAGATAATGGGTATGAATATATTTGTCATTTAGACCACGATGATTGGTGGTTACCTAATCATTTATTTGAAATTAACAAATGTATTGAGGAAACAAATGCGGATTGGGTTTGTACACAATCAACTTACGCATCTAACCAAAATTATTTACCTATTACAAATAACCCTGAAGAATATCAAATATTTTACCCAAGATATGCTGGATTGATACATTCTTCTGTTTGTATGAATTTTAAAAAAATACCACTACAATACCGTGATTTATTTGATATAAATAAATTTGTTGGGTTACCGTCTGACGGGGACTTATGGGAAAGATGTAGAATTGTAATTAAAAGTTTAAACTTAAAAAGTTTATACATAAACAAATTAACTTGTAGACACGATGAAGAAGGTTTTGAACGCGATTGATTTTCAGATTACTGAAGAATCAATAAATCTCGTAAATGAGATTATTAATAAAATGGACGGTAATACGTTTCATAATCATTATCATATACTGTATGATATTTGTAACTCAATTGATAATGACAATATAAAATATTTTGAAATTGGGTCGTTTGCCGGTGGTTCCGCATCCTTAATGTCAACTAACCCTAAAGTTAGTCATTGTTATAGTTTAGATATTGGTCGTCCGATTAATAAAGAGATACCGATAAATAATGTGAATAAATTTAAACATAACCAATGTGAATATGAATATATTGAAGGTGACTCGGCTAATGTAGATATTGTTAGACAAGTTACCGAAAAAATAACTAATGTTGATATTTTGTTTATTGATGGTGACCATACTAGAAATGGGGTAATTAATGACTTCAACAACTACGAAAAAATTGTCAAACAAAATGGGTACATTGTTTTTGATGATTATATGGATGAAATTCATAGTCCTGAAGTTTTTGGTGCGGTTAATGAGATAGTGGATGGTTTAGACTCAAATTTATTTGAGATAATGGGAAGTGTTGATTATGATTTAATCAAAAAAACAAATTGTCCCGATTTAAAAAGTAGTAATTTATTTGTAATTAAGAAATTATGATAACAGTAATATATTCAACACACAAAGATTCAGAATACAATAAAAAGTTTAAAAAACATTTATTAGAAACTATAGGAGTTAAAAACCCCCAAATCTTGGAGGTTGAGAACAGAAATGAATATTCATTGTCATATGTGTATAACTTGGGAATTGAAATATCTGAAAATGATATTATAGTTTGTTGTCACAATGACATCAAACTTGAAAAAAATTGGGGTAAAAAATTATTAGAAGATTTTTCTGAGAATCCTGAATATGGTATTATCGGAAAGGCGGGTAGTTGTTATTTTCCTGAGTCAGGTGTTTATTGGGATAGAATGACACAAACTATGGTTGGTCAAGTTTATCACCACCCCGACGGAGCAAAAAAATGGTTAAATAAGTATTCACCAAAATTACCTTTTTTAGTTCCTGTGGTAACTATTGACGGTTTGTTTATTTCGTTTGATAAAACAAAAATTAAGCACACATTTGACGAATCTATTGGACGTTTCCATTTCTATGACCATTTGTTTTGTGTACCAAATTATTTGGAAGGGGTTAAAATTGGGGTAACATCATCTTTTGAAATAACTCACCAATCAATTGGTCGACCTAATCAAGAATTTTTCGAATCTAAAGAATTATTTGTTAAAAAATACGGGAATAAATTACCGTTAGATTTAAAACCTAACCAAATTTATGTTTCCCAAATTAAAGAAAAACAAATAAAAAATATAGGTAAAATGGCGGTTATCATCCCAACTAAAAGTAAGTTGGATTTATTATTTGATTGTATTGACTCATTTCACAAACAATGCAATTCATCATTATATGATATTTTTATTGCTGACACGGGTTCTTCAAATGAAGAGAAAGAACTTATTAAATCAAGATATGAGAACACTAATGTTAACTTAATTGAATTTGATTACTATAACTTCGCTAAGATAAATAATGAGGTTGTTAGGGATTATATTGGTGACGAATATGAATTTTTATTATTTTGTAATAACGATATTAAACTATTAAATAATGTTGTTTATGGTATGTTAAAAACATTTAAGGAAAAACCTAAAACAGGTACGGTTGGGTGTCGACTTCATTTTGAAGACAATACAGTCCAACACGACGGAATTAAATTGTTTTTTAGCCAAGCAAATAATATATCCTTAACACATCACGGATTACGTAATTATTTTAATTACACAACAGGAACCAAAACGATTGCCGGGTCAACAGGTGCGTTATTAGGAGTTAGAAAAAAATCATTTATTAATGCAGGTCTCTTCAACGAAAAATACACCAATTGTTTTGAAGATGTGGAATTAAATTTGTCATTAATTACTATGGGTTTTGAAAATGTTTTTGATGGTTCACTAGTTGCGTATCATTACGAAAGTCAAACTAGAAATGAAAATAACGACAATGTTACGTCTATGAGTAATGATTTTAATAATATTATGACACCATACATTGTTGATAATATGATTCACATTAAAAAATATATAGAGGTTATTCGTTGATTACTTTTACTTAGACTTAACTATTCTTTAATAAATAGATTTAATGTAATGACTATTTAAAGTTAGATGATAATCATCTATAAAACTTAAATGAAATTAAATGGCTAACAGAAAAAAAGTCACACCAAGTACTGAGACAACAGAGGTTAAACAACCGATGAATCGTAAAGACATTATTGCCCAAATCATTAAACGTAAAACTAAAGAGAAGTTTTTAACTGACACTCAAAAAAGGTATTACGAGACATTAATTAATAATGAAATTACGGTCTGTTCAGGACCTGCAGGTGTTGGTAAAAGTTATATAACAATGAAAGCAGCGATTGATTTGTTATCTGACCCTACAACACCATACGAAAAGATAATCATAGTTAGACCTGCGGTTGAAGCTGAAGAGAAATTAGGTTCATTACCCGGTAATATGGAGGAAAAGTTGGACCCGTATATTTTCCCATCTTATTACTTATTAAATAAGATTATAGGTAAAGAGGCGAGAGAAAAGTTAAAAGAAATTGAAGTCATCGAGGTATTTGCATTGGCGTTTATGAGAGGTATGAACATTGACAATTCAATCTTAATTTTTGAAGAAGGACAAAACGCAACACCTAGTCAAATGAAATTGCTATTGACAAGAATAGGTTTTAATAGTAAATTTTTCATATCTGGTGACGTTGAACAGTCTGACAGATATAAAGACAAGAGACAGAGTGGTTTGTGGGACGCAATTCAAAAATTCAGGGATGATACAGATGATACTGTAAAAGTATTTGAATTCACGAATAAAAAAGATATTGTTAGAAACCCAAAAATCTCAAGAATCCTTGACAAATACGATAACGAGTCAAAATAAGAATGAGAATTGGAATTGAAGTTAATGGTGTTCTTCGGAACACCATTGGTAAGATAGAACAAACTTACCAAAAATTTTATATTGATAAAACAGATGGGATTGATGACGAAGACCCTTTTGAATATAAGATTAATTTACCCGTCACATCTTTAGAATTAAAAAACCATTTTGAGTTTCAGTCAGATGAGGAATTATTCTCATTTTTATATGAAGAATTTGCAATGGAAATCTTTGGTCATTCACAATCAAGCGAATACAGTTCCTTTAACGATTTACAAGAAATTTATGTTAAATACCGAGACGAAAACGAATTGTTGATTGTTTCTGACGAAATTGGTAAATCAAAACCGGCAACATTATTCTTCCTTTCAAAGTTCGGTTGTCAATTAGAAAAAGTAAAATTTTATAGTAATCTTACAATAAATTCAATGTGGGATGAAATTGATGTTTTACTTACGTCTAATCCTGTGTTATTATTAGAGTATCCAAACAATAAAATTGTGATTAAATATGAAACTGAATACAATAAAGATATTGAGTCTAAACATACGATTACAACGATTAAAGAGTTGGATGATAAATTAAAAGAATTATTACAATGTTAAAAGTATTAAATGAACATTATTATTTAGATATTGACGCAATGGAGTCATATATCAACATCGAACATCCTAAAGAAGTTGTATCGGGAGAAACTCACATCAGTGTTGTCAAATATGAAATGGTTAAGACAATGGTCGAAATATTAATGACCGAAGCTGAAGAAGTTGATGAAACATTAGGGTCTAAAAGTTCTGAACTTTCAATCCCGTTTAAGTTGGCTTTTAACACTCTTTTAAATAAAAAAATCCTAAACAAATATTAATATGAATCAAGAACAAATCGAAAAAATTGAAAAGTCAGTTGAGAACTTAAAAAACAAGACTTCAAAAATTTATTTAGTGGTTCAAGACACTAAAGGAAACGCTAAAGCATCAATTGCGTACATTTACAAATTGGCATTATCATTAAAGAGTAATGGGTTTAACCCAATTATCTTACACGAAAAACCTGATTACACAGGTGTATCGTCTTGGTTGGGTGAAGAATATGCTGAGTTACCTCATCAATCAATTGAAGGTCAATCTTTACAAGTAACACCTGATGATTTTATTGTTGTACCTGAACTTTTTGCGTTCATTATGAGTCAAATCACTCAATTACCTTGTGGTAAAATTGTTTTATGTCAAGCATATGACAATATGTTGGAAACATTAAATCCAGGTGAATCTTGGTCACAATTTGGTTTCTACAAATGTATAACAACATCTGAAGAACAAAAAGAACATATTCAACAAATTATGAAAAACGTTTCTTTTGATATCTTAACACCTGTTATTTCAGACAATTTCAAACCAAGTAAATTACCGGCTAAGACAATCGTATCAATTCACTCAAGAGACCAAAGAGATACTATCAACATAATTAAAGGGTTTTATTTGAAATACCCTCAATATAGATGGGTAACACTAAGTGATATGAGAGGTTTAAGTGAGGTTGAATTTTCCAAAAAATTAGGTGAGAGTTTTTTATCTGTATGGGTTGACGAAGTTAGTGGTTACGGAACTTTCCCATTGGAGTCTATGAAGTCTAACGTACCGGTTATTGGTTTAGTACCAAATCTACTACCTAATTGGATTAATGAAGATAATGGTATTTGGGTTCATAATAAAACACAAATTATTGACGTTATCGCTGACCATTTACAAAATTGGTTAGAGGACAACATTAGTGAAGAATTTCACGAAAAAATGAAATCTACGGTGGAATCATTACCAACTAAAGAAGATTTTAATAAACAAGCGGTTACTTTATTTGAAGAGTATTTCTCATTTAGACAAAAATCATTTGAGGACCAATTATCTAAACTACAAACAATCGAAGACTAATATGGAAAAATTTGACGTATCGGTAATATTACCTATTAAATCATCTAAAGTTTTAAACTTTGATGAATATTTTGGAAAAGCAATTGAATCAATTAAATTCCAAAGATTATCTATTAACGAATTAATCATCGTTCATACCAATGAAACTCATTTAGTTGAATTTTTAGATTCATTTGATTTTGGTGATATTAATGTTAAAAAAATTGAATGGACTAAATCCCCAAGTTATGCGGAACAAGTAAACCTTGGAGTTAGAGAGGCGAGTTCTAAATGGATATCATTATTTGAATTTGATGACGAGTACTCGGCAATTTGGTTTAAGAATGTTGATTTATATTCTAAATCATATTCTGATGTTGACGCATTTTTACCTATTGTTGTTGACACAACTGATAAAGGTGTATTTGCAGGATTTACTAACGAAGCAACATTTGCGGCGAACTTTAGTCAAGAAATGGGTATTTTAAGTAACGAAACTTTACAACAATATCAAAACTTCCAAACATCAGGAATTGTTATTAAAAAAGATAAATTCATTGATTATGGTTTATTTAAACCATCATTCAAATTAACGTTTGGGTATGAGTTTTTCTTGAGAATGACACATAATTCAGTTAAAATAATGTCAATACCAAGAATTGGTTATAAACACATAAATTTACGTGAAGGTTCTATCTTTTGGAACTACAAAAATGGTGAAGACGTATTAACTGATGATGAGGTTAGATTTTGGGTTGAATCGGCTAAAAAAGAATATTTCTTTATCAATGACAGAGCCATAAAATTTGAACCTGAAACAGTTTAATGGACGATAACAATGTAATTAATGAAACAAGTACGGAGTTAAAAAAGAAAGGTAGAAAACCAACACAAGAAAATTATTTTGATGTCAGAGAGGAGTTAGCGGTTGTAAATTATTTAACCGCAACTACTTTCGAAGAAAAAAATAAAATATACAATGATTTTTTAAGAAAACCTTTAGATAAGATGATATCTTCAATTATTCGAAGATACAAACTATACAGAAAAGATATGGACTTTTACGAAATCCATATAGATACTCACTCCTTTTTGATGACCAAAATAGATAAGTTCAAGCCGGCTAAAGAAAAGAAGGCTTATTCTTATTTTGGGACTATCTGTAAAAATTATTTAATGGGTCAAATCATTAAAGACCAAAAAGAAACCAATCGAAAAATTTCCTATGAGGACATTTCGTATGATTTGGAAAATAATGACGAGTATTCTTACAGTATAGAAAGTGACGGGATTGATGCCCCAACTATTATTGTTAATTTTTTAAAAGAGTTAGATGAGTTTGTTAAGAATGAAAATTTGTCAGATAATGAATTGAAACTTGGTCACGCACTATATGATTTATTCGAAAATTATCAAAGTATCTTCATTGGTAATGATAATAATAAGTTTAATAAAAATATAGTTCTACTCTCACTCAGAGAAATGACCAATCTATCCACAAAAGAAATTAGGAGTTCAATGAAGAAATATAAAAGTATGTATTTTTCATTAATTCAAAAAATGGTCAAGTAAATATTTATGTTATTATGGGAAGACCAGCAAAAAAAGAAATTAAATTAACACAAGACTCAATTTTGTCGTTAATGCAGGAAATCTACAACGAACTTGTGGAACAACGAAATACTGCGATTAGAATTCAGAACAAAATGTTAACAATGATGAAGGACCCTGAAGATATGACATTGATAGGTCCTGTTATTGAAAAACAACAAAAGATAATTAACGATTGTGTTGAGAAAAAATTGTCGTTATCTAAACTACAATCCAGTATTTGGGAAAAATCAAACCTTAACACTAATACGGGGGGTAATTTTACTATTTCAGATATTGATATGGATGATGATATTATCAAAAGTTTATTAGATAAAGATACCGATACTACCGGTGGGTCGTACAAAATGAAATAACTTTATGGCGGATTTAGCTTCAGGATATAGTAAAGTACAGAGTAAGATTAATTCTACTAAAACATATACTAACGCAAAAGGTAAGTATGATGATTTGAAGAAGAATGCGGGAACTAGTTTTGATAAAAAGAAATCTGACGTTACACAATCTTTAGATAAGTTAAAAGACCAAAGTAAAAGTTACCAACGAGAATTAAAAAACCAATTCGAACAATTATTGGATATTAAATCAATTCTTGGTGGTAAAAGTGGTAATTCGGTTCAGTATATGAAACGAATGATGACCAAGGTTATTAAAAAAATTGAGCCTTTAATTGCTGAAATTTTAGCTGCAGAATGTTTAACTGCGGTTGGTTGTGACCAAACTCAAACGTTTTCAAATCAATCAATTTATGTAAAAGTTAAATCTGTAGATTTTGGTAATTTATTAAAAAAAGACCCGTCAAGTCCGATTGGTAAATTATTATACGAAAAAAAACAATTAGTAGTTCAGAGTACTCCGTTCTCAATGAATAAAGAATTGTATAAGAGGATTCAAAGTGGTAATGATTACCAAACAGACAATGGTGGTCAACTATACAACGGAAGGTCAGGACAACCATTGTTTAACATACAATATGTTGATACTGATAATTTCGGACAAACAGGTCCGTGGTTTAAAGTTGATTTAGAAAATCGTGCTAATGGAATAAACAATGTTAGTGAATTCTTAGTTGATTATTACAAAACAATTAAAATTGTTGATTTCCATAACATAATCTCTTGGATTATTGAGGCGATTACGGGAGCGATTTCAATCAAAGGGGATATTGGTATTGGTCAAGCCGAAGATTCAAGTAAGGCGATGTTAATCATCCAAAGAATACTTGGGTTATGTTTTGATAATAGAAAAGTTATTGATGTGAGTGGAATCTCTAAATTATCTGAATATGATGATGTTGACGATTCATTTTACGAATTTACCGATATTGATTTACGTAACATCCAAGATAGGGTAAATAATATCAAAAATGGGGTTATTCAGTTTGAAACCTGTAATAATGTAAAATTACCGTTAAATGCTCAAGCGATAACTGACGCTTTATCTGAAATGTTATTTGTTGAAGGTGATAAAGAAGTTGACGCAGCGAACAATATAACTAAATTAATTGCTAGTGACCCAAATTGGGGTGGATTGGCGATTAATGGTAGTCTTGAAGCCGAGATTGACTTGAACTTCTTAAAAGGTATTGTCAAAGGTTTAGCATTCGCATTATTATCACCTAAAATTTTATTACCATTATTCGTAATGTTAAAGGCTCTTGGTAAAAGTGTTAGTGATGCGATTAACTCATTCTACGATTTTATCAAAAAATTTAAAACATTCTTTAAAAATGTTATATCCAAAATTGGGGCTATCTTTGTTCAGGAATTATTTAAACTAATTAAGAAAGATATTAAAAATTTAATTCAAAGTGTTATTATGGATTTGGCCAAAGAAAAGGCCGATAAAAAAATAACAATGATTTTAAAATTAGTCCAATTGTTAATTACCATTGCCGAATTCATAAAAGATTGGCGGGAATGTAAAAGTGTTATTGATGAATTATTGTGGTTACTTAAAATAGCCACCTCCGGTTGGGGTGGTAGTATATCATTACCATTATTATTTGCGTCACAATTACTTGATGGTTATTCGGCGACAAGAGCATTTATTGGTACAATTGAAGAATTACAAAAAGTTGGGATACCAACAGGTGATATGCCCGACGGTAGTCCAAATCTATCCGTTTTAAGTGCGTTTTCACAAATGAAGGCCCAATCTAATGAAATGGCGGAAAATGGTAAAGTACAAATCGCTATACCACCATTAACTATAACACCGGCGGGGTTAACAATACCTGCAAGTGGTTTTGGAAAATCAATTTAATATGACAAAGGAAGAACTGACAAATAAAACAATGGAAACTATTAAAGACCCAAAATCAAGTTCGAATAGTGAGTTAATTTTGGCGATGGATGTTATTCAAAAAGATTTTAATTCTGTTAAAGAAACTTTATTACAATTAACTCACCATTTAGATAGTTTAGAAACTTCTTATAATTTAGTATTAAAAGAATATAACACAAGAACTAATGGCGGAAATAAATAATCAAATAATATTCCCAGGTGAGGTTTACGCCGATAATGACCCGATGATGTTAGGTCGTATTCGTGTCGTTCCTGAGACTAAAAATTATGAAGACATAATTAAGAGTATTCCGGATTGGAATGAGAAAATTGACCCGTGGACAAGTAAAGACCCTATTTTGTTCTTACCTTTATTACCGTTTTTTGTTAAGATGGTTCCGATTAAAGGTGAGTATGTTCATCTAATATATTCCAACAAAGATTATCCATTTCAAAATCAATTTTACGTACAAGGACCGTTCTCCTCACCAATGACCTCACCTTTCGAGTTCTATCAAGGTGCTAAAAAATTCTTATCAAGTGGTGACAGAATAAAGGACAGTCTTTCAATTTTAAATGATGACGGGACGTATAAAAGAAAAGAGAGTAAAGGGGTATTTCCTGAAGCGAGAGATAATGCAATTTTAGGTCGTGGTAGTGCGGATATTATTCTGAAAGAAGATGAATTATTATTACGTGCGGGTAAGACAAATAAATTAACCAAAAAAGAATTACCTACGGCGAACACAACAAGAGCCTTTCTACAATTAAGTAAATTTAAACAAAAGAAGGAAGAATTAGACCCTGAAACCCAAATTAAAACAAAAAAGGACGTTAAAGTTGTCCAAAAAATGGTGGTATGGGATATTCTTAATTTAGAAAATCAACAAGACGCATTTACAGGGTCGGTCGGATTATACACTGTCAAACCAAATGAAAAGACTAATTCCGATAATTTCAAAGTTGACACAATAACTAAAATTAGTAATGGTACTGATTATAGTGGTCCTCTTGAAATTAGAACATTCACCGCAAAACCTTTTGAAGAAGTAATTACACTTATTAATGAATTTATTGTTGGAGTTTTTAATCAATTTAAAGAGTCTAAATTTTTAGTTAACAACAAAATGAATGCGGCACCCGAAAAGACATTTCCATTTATTGTTACACCGTCAAAAAAAACATATGAGACAGGAGTTAAGTTCAATGCAACCCCAACACCTGATGATATTATTGAAATTGCTAATTATGGTAAATTTTACGCCAAAATAAAACCGGCGACAACATCAAACATTCATAAAGGTTTCTTTTTGGTTTGGGACAATGTTGACGGTAACTTTAAAATTGGTCCATCATTAAAACCAATAATTGAATCTGTTAGTAATTTTATTTTTAGACCTAATGAATCAATTACATACGCAACATTGGGGGCTCAAAAACTATATTTAATCTCTCACGATTCTGAAGGACCTAATGGTAAGATATCATTATCGGATACATTATATGGGATTCCCCAAGATATGTTTGTCGGTGGATATGGTAAATCAGGTAGTAAAGACAGTATTGAGGCGAAAACATACCCAATGGTTAGGGGTGATAAGTTGATTGAGGTGATGAGAAAAATTGTTGATTTCTTAGGAGGTCACGTACACGCAATATCAACAGTACCACCAATTCCTATTGCATCTGGTAGTGGACAATCCTTGGTTGAGATAAATAGTTTACTTGCAGATGCGGAAAATACAATTCTAAACGAAAATATTAGATTGAATTGATATTTATATGTAAAACATTAAATGTCAATAAATAATTCGTATTTTAGCAAGAATAACACCATAATCTCAAATAGTTTAACTAACACGGGTAGAAACCCTGTTATGGAATTATTTTATGGTTCAGTTATTAACACACAATACCCTAATGGTTATAGTCGTTTCATTTTCGATTTGGACTTGACGTTATTATCTGAAAAAGTACTCGACGGAACTATTTCAACGGGTTGTGGTGATGAGGTAAAACATACGTTAAGAATGATTAACACATCAAGTTTTAACGATGTTCTTAACACCGAAACTTCACAAGGTCGACAAAGAGCAACTTCTTTTGATTTATTTTTATTTAGAATTCCAAATGACCAACTTTGGGATGAAGGTGTTGGATATGACTTCGCCGATTTAATCTATGAAATAAAAAACGACAAAAATTATTCTGTAAGACCATCAAATTGGTTTCAAACCACAACAATAGAAAATTGGGTCCAACCTGGTCTATATGACAACAAAAACAACGGGGTGGTCAATTATAACGATTTGTTAATTGTTGATACTCAACATTTTGAGTTTGGTGATGAGAACATTAGTTTTGATATGACTAATGAGATAAACGATATCTTAGACGGTACATTAACTAATGTTTCAGGATGGGGGGTTGCTTATAAACCTCAAGTTGAGAACTTAACAGGTTTAACAGATAATTTCGAGGTCCAATTTTTTACTAGACATACCCAAACATTTTATGAACCATACTTAGAGACATCATATAATGATTTAATCGAAGATGATAGAAATTTATTTACGTTGGGTAAAACTAATAAACTATACCTTTACCTGTATGATAATGGAGCCCCAATTAATTTGGACATTAACCCAAATGTCACTCTTATTGGTCCATCGGGTGTTGCTGACCCCAGCTTAACAAATTTAAATACGTGTCAAAGAACCAAAGGAGTTTATGAGGTCACATTACCCCCATTAATCGGATATAAGACACCTTGTATGTTTTCTGATAAATGGAGTAACCTTTACCTGAATGGGTTCAATATACCCGACATAACTAACGAATTTACAATACATCCTTTTAAAAGTTCAATCCAAATTGGTGCGACAACATCTGCGGACCCTAAATTATATGGGTTTGATTTCTACGGGTTGAAACAAGATGAAAAGATTTACAATACTGATATTCGTAAAGTAGGTGTGATAATTAAACAAGCATTCTCAACTCAAAAATTATTAAAGAAAGTTGACGCATACTACAGAGTTTATGTTAGAGAAGGTCAAACTGAAGTCGAAGTTCAGGATTGGACAAAAATTAATAGAACACCAAATGAATATTATTTTATGTTCGACACAAGAGATAAAATACCGAATGAATACTACATAGATATTAAAGTTGAAAGTAGTGGGGAAATAAATACATATAAACGTCAAATCAAATTCCAAGTGGTTAACGTTAAATTTTTAGAATAAACAATATAAAAAACAAAAAAATGGCGAACATTAGTGCAAACACCGAATCAACAGTATGCGTATTTGATTGTAGTGGTAATACTGTAACAATTTACCCACCTCATCCTCAATATAATGGATTATCGGGTAATACCGTAACTCAATTAAATGCAATTGAACTTGGTGGTCAGAATGGATTAAATTCTTAATCATTCATTTTAAAGATTATTAAAATGGGGGGATGAATCGTTCCTCCATTTTTTGTTTATTTAAAAACTTTCTCTATATTTGTATAAACAAATTATACGATGAAAACATTTTTTAAAAGATTGGCCAAAAGGTTACACGCAAAGTATCTATTAATGCTTAGAAATTCATTTGCACAGAAACATCAAATTTTAACCAATAATGATAAGATTTGTAAGTCTATTTGTTATAAGTTGATAAACAACCCCACCTCAAAGTTTTTAATCGCTCCAATGTCAGGAAAACGATATATTAAAAATGACGCGTTAAAAATCTTTGTAATTCTTGATGATAGAAAAATCACCATAACAAATCACGTCTACCATTATGATATAACATTACCTGAAAAAGATTTTGATAGGATTTCTAAGTTGTATGATAAAAAGACTGAATCAATAAGAGAAGAATTTGAATCTGAAATGATGTCACAGATAGTTTGTTCATTGTCCACAATATTATCTAAAGTCTCAGGAAAGTTAGAAGAATAAAAAAACCCCCATTTACTTGGGGGTTTTCTATTTAATATTGTTCATTAATTATTTGTCTTATCATATTGATTAACTCTCGTTCAGTTAATCTAATGATTTTTTTATTCTTACGACTACGTTCATTTATTGTGTGAACATTATGGATGTTAACATCATAAGAACCTTCTTTATTTTTTTCCCAAACACCAACAACTTTGTTAACGTTATTTTTTGTTGTACTTTTCACTTTTATATGATTGATTTCGGTATTAACAAATTCAGTAAAAGGTTCTAAATGATTTGAATCCCATTTCTTCATCCCAAGTTCTATTGGTCCTGAATATTCACCCGAACTTGTTGATGTGTCGGCCTCTTTAATTGGGACTACAGTCATTCCTTTACCAGGATATTGGTTAATCACATTACCATCTTCATCACTATTAGTTAAATTTGGGTGTTTTTTAAGATAATCTGAACTTTTTTTGGCTTTCTTCTCAATTTTGTTAACCACTTTTTTAGGTTGACTCATTTTACCATCATAACTATCGTACTCTAACATTGCGTCATTGTATTTTGATACAGGGATTGTAAATGGTTGCATATCAATGTCTTTGAATTCTCTCACCCCCATTTGTAATGGTGCTACATAAGAACCTCTACTACCCGAACTGTCGGAAGTTGCTTCGTTGATATGGATTTTATTATTTTTCATTACTATATTTTATAAATACTAATTATTATGGAAGAACAACAATTATACGGAAATTTATTTAACTCAATCCCATTATTAAGTGAGGACCATCTTGAAATGATGATAAACACTATGGACGAAAAAACCGCCATATATTATTTAACACAGGCGGTGAAATTCGCATACGAAAATGGGGTTTATTCTCTTGGGGAATGTGAAATAATCTCAAAATCAGTTAGATTAGTTCACAGACCATCCGAAGAAAATACCAAAACTAATTAAGATTATTGTTTGAATAATCCCCCTGGATTTGATGCGTCGTTAGTTACTGTTGCTCCTGAAGCGACAGGTGCCGTAATGTCGGGTAATTTTGTTTTAGTTACCGCCTCTATAGTACTTTTAATTGTTGCTAATAAATTAGGGTCGGCCTTTAACAAATCACCGGCTAATTCCTGAACTTTTGGTAATATTTGGTCTGCGGGTAATTTTGTTATGTCAACACCACCTGCAGTTAATTTATCCATAATCGCTTTTGCTGAAGGGGTGTTAGATAATTGAGTTACAATATCACCCGTACCTCCACTTGTCGCACCACTTGTTGCCGTACTACCACTTGTTGCGGTTGAATTTTGTGACGTTTTTAACGCCGCGACTAATGCGTTTAATGTGTTTGGTCCTAATTTACCATCAACACCCGCTTTACCTAAATTATAACCTAACCCACTTAAAATTGTTTGAACATCTTTTAAAGTTGCTGGTGTTGTTGGTGCAGCTGACGGTGTAATATTAGGTACACTTGATTTAAAGTTGGAGATACCATTACCCACAGGTAACTTATTATTGTCTAATGCAGTCCCTGTTTGTTCTGAAATTACATTTAGATATTGTTTTTTTGTAGAATTTTCGTGTAATGATAAAATTCTATTACGTTCCTCACTACTAAGGTCAAATAAGTTTCTCATATTAAATTTGTTTTATTATAAATATCCTTTAAATAAAAAAAGGGACTGTGAAGTCCCTTTTAGTATTACGAAATAATTGATTATCTCAATTCTTTCAAGTCAAATGTACGAACACCATCAACTGTGATTCTCGCGTAGAAACGGTTATTAACCATTTTCTTAGCGTATCTCGTCATTATACCTTTGATAGGTGTAAAGTTGAATGGGTTATACATTGTTGGAGTTAATTGTAACGGTACGTATGGTGCGTAGATGTAACCTGTGTCTAACAATGATGTACCTTTGTGCCCAATCAATACTTGGTTTGCTGGGAAGTAAGGGTCACGGTAAACTTGGTAACGACCTGCTAATGTACCAACTCTTTCAATACCCATATTGTATTGGTCTTGTTCAGGAGATGCGTTAGATACGTGGAAGTATTCTAAATCATCAAAGATAGCTGAAACTTCAGAAGAAACAACAATCCAGTTAGCTCCACCTCTCAAAGTAGATTTGTGAATTTGTGCTGATAATTGGTTAATAGCCGTAATCAACGTTTGATTCCAATCTTTTTGAGTATAAGATGTAGTTAAACCGTTCACTCTTCTCCATCCGTTGTAATCCCAACGTAGGTTCCAAGCCGCTCCTTTACGTAAATCACGTAAGATTTCACGGTCAATCTCAGCTGCAACTTGCTCAGATAACAATGCAGTTAACTCAGCCTCAGCGTCGATGTTATGGAAAGCCGCAACGTCTTGAGCTAACTCAGGAGACCATTGTGCTCTTAATTTTCTTTCAGTAACTGATACTGTAACTGACTCTAAGTCAAAAGAAACCTCACCAATTTTGTCTTCAAATTCTAATTCTTTGTATCTTTTGTAAACTGCTACGAATGATGTTGCAGTTGCCGCAGATGTAATTGTTGTACCTGTGTAACCATCTAAAGTGTCTGCTCCACATCCAACACAAGCTGGACAAGACAAATCAACTTCTAAATAGATAACCCCTGTTGAGTCACAAATATCGTAGAATGAACCACCGTTACTGTTACCTGTTCCTGAACCAAAAGTTGTTGATTGACTACCACCGTATTGAACGATACCTTTACCATATTGTTGTGTTACAACTCTAAATAATAATGGTGACGTAGATGATACTTCACAAGCTGAGTCAGCGTCAATCTCTAAACCTGCACCTTTAGTGATAACTAAATCAGATAAGAAAGTTTCAGTATCCATTTCTTGTCCGTCAGGTCCGATTAATTTACCTGCACCAACGTTAGAAAATCCTGATACTTTAAGAATCAATTTTCTAACTGTAGCTCCACTAAATGTTGCTGATGTTGCGTCAACTAAACTACTTCCTGACCATACTTGAACATTAGTAGTTGCAGTAACTGCAGTCCATTGTCCTTTAGAGTAATCAAATAATCCTGCTGGGTCTAAACCTGGTTCAGAACCTTCGTAAAATAAATCATAAAGATTTTTATTTGCGTAAGTACTACCCGCTCCGTAACCATCACCAACGTTAGCTCCGTTAGGTGCTCCTACAGGTGCGTAGTGTTCGTTGTTAGCGTCATATCCTTGGATTTTAGGTACGAAGTAGAACAATTTACCGATTGGTAAGTTCATTGCTTGTACAGAAACGATGTCATTCGCTAATAATTTAGAGAATACACGTCTAACGATAGGGAAAACTACAGTTTCAAACGCTCCGTTTGAACCTTCTGAAGTTGCCTCGTTAATTAAGAAAGACGCTTGGTTCTCATATAACTGAGCTACGTTTTCTTTTAAGTGACCTGATAAGTCTTCTAAGAAACCTAATTTGTCCCATTTGTTGATTGTATCTTCTTTGATAACTTTAAGGTGTTTTAACCCGATGTTACCTACAAGACCTGATTCTAATAATGCTCCCATTTTTAGTTTTTGTTTTTATTTGTTTTTAGTTTATTTTATTTTATTTTCGTCATCAAATCTTTCATTCTTAGGAATTGTGGATTTTCATACGTTTTTGATTCAATCAAGTTTGCCGATGACCCTGTAGAAGGTGATTTGTCAATAGTTCTTTCGATTGATTCATTTAATGGTTTTGAATTATCACCTGATAACTCATTTTTTAGAGATTGGAATAAGTTCTTAGATTCTTTGATAGTTTCTACAGAATCAAAACGTCTTAAAATATTGATTTTCTCTTGTTTAGTTGTAGTGTGTTCAGTAAACAAACGAGTAGCGTAAGCTAAGTTTGAGTTGAATACCGCAACTTCATTAAGTTTATTTCTAAATACGTTAAGTGCTTTTCTGTATTCTTCGTTTTTCTCTCTAAGAATTTGTAATTCTTGTCTATTTTGGTTTTCTTTGATTGCGGTATTCGCTGATGAGTGTGCTCTTCGTTTTGGTAAACCACCTGCTCTAAAATCAGAACCGTTACCTTTAATTCTTGAGGCCTCTTTCGCTTCAACTTTTTTAGGTTTCACTTTAAATTCACCATCAAGATTTTCACCTGATTTGTCATAAGAGAACCCTTTTTTCGCATTTCCTGTTCCAACAGATTTAGGTCCTTGTTTTAATTTAGTATTAAAACCTTTACCTTGGTTTGGTTTAGAGTCGTAAGAAAATTTAGCTTTACCCATTCCGACACCTTTTGGTCGGATAGATTTTTTAGATTCCATAACAGGTTCTTCATCTTCCTCCATTTCATCATCCATTTCAATTTCGTAAACGATATCAGATTCTTCATCTTCTTCATTACCGAAAGAATCAATGTCTTCAAAACCTTCGAATTCGTCTTCCTCTTTGT